CGTGTGGATCTTGATGGGTCAGATAAGCTAAGTGAAGGTCAGGGACCAGAGAAGTCATGTCCCGAATGTCACGCTGATGTCCCACTTAACTCCAGAGAATGTCCTATGTGTGGGTTTGTATTTGGATCTAATCAAGACGTATCAGAAATTAGTAACTTTGTAATGAGTGAATTTGAGTTACTTGAACACTCACCGTTTCGTTGGATTGATATGACAGGCAACGGTAGAATGATGATGGCATCTGGGTTTAATGGATTTGGCATTATAGCGACAGTTGGCGAAAACTCAATCGGAATTGTTAAGAAAAAGAACGGTCAGGTTAGAACTGTTGCGATTGGAACAAAAGAACAGGCTATTGCTGCCTCTGATGATTTTCTAAGAGAGATCGAAAGCACAGACGCTGCCAACAAAACTAAGCGGTGGCTTAACGAACCTTTATCTCAAAAGCAAAGAGATCATTTAAGATCACAAGGTATGGAGATCAGTGGGTTTGATTTTTCTTTTAACAAGTATAAGGGTGCGTGTTGGTTAAATTATCTGTGGAATAAAAGTGTAATTGATAACGTAGTAACAACGAATGGATACAAGTATGCAGCGTAGTGAAATATTGGATAAAGCAAAAGAATTAGTAAATGGTGACCGAGCAAAAGATTATGGTGATGCTTATCTTAATCACAAACGTATTGCAGATTTATGGTCAGTTATTCTTGAAAAAGAAATTAGTGTATCGCAAGTTTATTTATGTATGATGATGGTTAAGGCATCTCGTTTGATGCACGGTAAATCGTTAGACCAGTGGGTAGATATATGTGGATACGCAAGTTTAGGGGGCGAAAATGAAAACCGTTGAGATAGATATATCAATGACTATTGCTCATGGAATAAACTTAAAAGAACATGAGTACAAATCTGTAATGAAATTAAAAGAAGTTAATGATGATATTATTAGAAGTATTGTTTCTAAAATACTAGACGAAGAAATGGAGTTGGTTGGCGGTCTTTATTTATGTTCAAAAGCTTATATTAAAGTAGATAGCGAACCATACTTAAAGTTGGCTATAATTAATGATGAGTTTAAAGAAGACGCAGATGAAACATATCATTGAGAATGATATTGTTAAAGAAGTATTGAAGGTTTTTAAAGGGTCGAAAATAATCAAAGTGGGAGATTTTACATTGGAAAAAAAAGAAGAGCCTATCATGGCGTTTGCAAATGCTTGCAAACACATTGGGTGGGATACAAAATTACAGGATCTAACGACAGATCAAGTTGAGGGTTTAATATTTATTGTGCAGGAGTCGGGAGATATAAAAGATGGAAAAGACCTTAATAGATTGGAACAATCTCACATTAAGTGGTCAGGCGGTAAGTACCCTCCATCGTCAGGAATTCCGTTCTGATAAAATAAAAGAAATTTCTGATGTTATTGATAAGTCGATTGTCGATAACAATAAAAAAAGACCAAGACGAAAATATTTGGGTGGCTCAAGTTTGGGAGAGGAATGCTCACGCAAAATACAATATCGGTATATGGGTACAGAGCCAGATCGGGAGAAAGAATTTAATGCTAAGACGTTGCGTATCTTTCAATTTGGTCACGAAATAGAAGATATGAAAGCTGAATGGATTAAGCAATCAGGGTTTGATTTACGCACGGTAGATAAACAAGGCGAACAATTTGGGTTCTCTATAGCTGACGATCAGATAAAAGGGCATATAGATGGAGTGATATGTGCAGGTCCTGTAGAGCTACAATATCCTATGCTTTGGGAGTGCAAATCGGCAAACGATAAGAAGTTTAAGGAATTTGTTCGGGTTGGTGTAGCGAAAGCCAATCCAACATATGCAGCACAAATAGCTGTGTATCAAGCCTATATGGATTTGCATGAAAACCCAGCACTTTTTACGGTTATGAATAAAAATACTTCTGAAATATATTATGAACTGGTGCCATTTGATAAAGCGTTAGCCCAAAAGATTAGTGATAAAGGCGTTCAAATCTTGACTGCAACGAAAGCTTCTGAGATGCTACCAAGAATAGCCCATAACAGGGATTACTTTAGTTGCAAGTGGTGTGAGTTTAATTCTACTTGTTGGGAGCAATAAAAAAGGGAGAAAGCGCTAACTTTCTCCCAAGTAAAAAAGGTTACAAGGATCAATATAATGCGTGTACTATCATTTGACAAGGCTAAATCTAGTATTTCTGCCATAGATTTAGTAGAAGAAATTAGCAGAAAAGTTCCATCTTCAGTCCAAATTGACATACTAAAAGATACTTATCCAAACGGTAAGGTAAGAGGGAATCAGTTTGTTCTTGGTTCTCTTGGTGGCGAAGAAGGCAACTCATTAAAGATTGACATCACTCCGGGGCCATTCTTTCTAAAGGGTACAGATTTCAATGGTGGAGAAGGTGTCGGGGGTATTGTTAAGATAATGATGGAGGGTAAAGGGATGACTTTACCTGAAATTAAAGAACACTTTGCCGGATACCTAGATGAAAGTCGAAGAAATGTTCGAGATACGGATCACCAGTATACGCCAACGAATCCATTCAATACATCTCAGCCAGTAAAACAGAAGTACGATATCAATACTCCACATGATGGAGAGCATGAATATGTCTCTGCTGACGGTGAAATCATTGCAATGGTCAGACGTTATAATGTTCGTGACGAAAATGGTAATGTTATTATAGATGCTAGTGGTAAGGCTAAGAAAGAATTTAGGCAGTTTGTAACTGGAACACCATATCCAAAAATGCCAGAAACACGCCCATTATATAATATCCCGAACATTTCTTCCTCAGACAGGGTTATCTGGGTTGAAGGTGAGAAATGTGCTGATGCTCTTAATCAGTTGGGATTTACAGCAACGTGTCATATGGGCGGTGCTGGTATGCTTTCAAGAAACTCTGCACCAAGTTATGATTTCTCTCCTTTACATGGAAAAGAAGTTATTCTCTGGCCCGACAATGATAAGGCAGGTAAAAAAGTTGCAGAGTTAGTGCAACAGTTGGCTCTTCAAGCTGGAGCTAAGTCTGTAACAACACTCACGCCACCACAAGGTAAACCCGAAAAGTGGGACGCAGCGGATGCTATAACAGAAAACTTTAATGTCAGGAGTTTTTTAAATGATGTTCGACATAAATCGCAACGATCAATCAATCTGCTTGATGACAGTCTTCTTGTTTCAAGGTTTAGTGAACAGGCACCAGAACAGAAGTTTTTAATCAACAACATCATGCCACTTGGCATCCCAGCTTTGTTCTCTGCTGCAGGTGATTCGGGTAAAGGTATGATGACAATGGATTTGGCTATGAAGATATCTTCTGGTCACGCATTTCAAAATTCTTTTGGCGGTCAGGTTGGTGAGTTTGGCAATACAATTATCTTTACGGCTGAAGATGATGAGGCTGAAGTGCATAGACGTATTGCAAGACTAGATCCTGATGGTCAGAGATTTAATTATGAACACCAGATGAGAATTATACCATTGCCTAACTATGGCGGTGTGTTTCCAATCATGCAGCAAGGTATGGATAAAAGCTATCACTCAGGTGAAGAGTTTGAAAAGTATTACGATCAAATACTCCAGATAAAAAACTTAAAGCTCATTGTGTTCGATCCATTGGCATCTTTTGTTCATGCTGATGTAAACTCTGATCCTGCTGCAGGGGCTGCTCTTATGGGTCTTATGGCTAAGATAGCGACAGAAACAGGGGCTACGGTTCTTCTATGTCACCATATGGCGAAGGTTAAGGACAATGATCCACCAAAGACACCAGAAGAGGCTCGTAATCTTATTCGAGGTACGTCTGCTTTGGTTGATGGGGTTCGATTTGCTTACGCTATATGGAATGTAACAGCGAAGACAGGTAAGGACAGAGCGAATACTTTAGGTATTGATTACACTCGCAATGGTTTCTTTGATGGAGCAGTTGTAAAATCAAACGGACCAGCAAGCCGTGAAATCCGAAGATTTGTTCGAGATAGCAACACTGGTCTGCTGGTCGATCATTCCGAACAATTTGTTAATGTTCAAACAGGAGATTATGCTGAAGTTCGTATTGAAGCTCTTTATAACTGGATTAGAGATTGCGAGGCTGAAGGAAAAGCTCTTACACAAGATTCAGGTACTAACAGAATAAGCGAAAGATTAGAAGAGAGAGGCGCACCAGATATTCTGCGTGGATATGAATATGATACTATAAGAAAAAATTATTTAAAACCTTTAGTCGATGCAGGAAGAGTCGCTAAATATAATGTTACAGGACAGGGAGGACGTATTTGGTTGGGGGTAGAAGGTGGAACATTAAGTGACAAAACATATACTCCAACGACATCAAGAGATAACGTATAAAAAGGAGGCTACACATGGATACGAGCATGGATAAACTAAAAGAAAGAGTAGAAACTCTCAATAGACTTATTAAACTTGAAGAAGATCATAACGAAAGGGACGATAAGCTTATTTCGCAATGGCGAAGTGAACAAATACAAATACTCAAAATGATTATAAGACAACTTGAGGGTGGGGGGGCTTTACTGCAATGAATAAAGAAATTAAATGTTGTTTGTGTGATGAAATTGTTTCGCATGAAACAGATTCACATAATCCATATCCTGTAGCAAAAGGAGAAAAAGACAGGTGTTGCTCAATATGTAATGTACAAAAAGTAATCCCCGCAAGAATTGTGGAAATGTACAAATGATGGAAACAGCACTCATGTGTATGGCTCTCAATATTTTCTTTGAGGCACGGTCAGAGCCAGTTCAGGGCCAGATAGCTGTAGCAGAGGTCACACTTAATCGTGTGGCTTCAGAAGACTACCCAAATACAATCTGTGAGGTTGTGTTGCAAGAGAACAGTCAGGGGTGTCAATTTAGCTGGTGGTGTGACGGTAAGAGCGATTATCCAAAGGAGCATAACTCTTTTCAAACATCTAAATCATTAGCGAAGTTGATGATCCATGAAGGTCAGTACATCTCAGTGGTCGGCAAAGATGCAACGCATTACCATACAGATGACATAAAACCGTACTGGTCCGATAAGATGGTAAAAATAGAACAAGTTGGAAAACATATATTTTATGCTGAAAACATCAATGATATCAAACCTTTACCAAGACCAGATATAATAAGCAAACTTTACCCTTGACAAACTAAGCAATATATGTTACGTTATATTTTGTGGCAAGGTAGGCTACTGGGGGGAAATACTTTAAGTGAAGTTTTAATCACTTAAAAGGAAAGGCTGAAGACCGAATTCTTAGAATTCTCCGGTTTGTATAAAGTACCTACTGCTTATCTTGCCACAATATTTTGGGAGGAGGATTAACATGAACAGAAGGACATTACATTTCGTTGGTTTTCGGACAAATGAAGAGTATTTGTCTGCTGTAAAAGTATTTGGAAAGCCTGACTTTATCCATCTTTTTCACGATAGAAGGATGTATGGAGATACTGGTTTTCCAATTAATCCAAACACCGAATTGGTTTTGTTTGGCAGTAAAGGTAGGAATAATCCTAGTGAATACTGCGACCAAGACCATGAAAGGCACTAATAATAGTGTCTTTCAAAATACTATTTTCATTTATAAGAAAGGTTATAGAAAATGGCAGTTAAAAAAACAGAAGCAAACTTAGTCATCCATCCTTTGAAGCAAGGAAGAGTCAAGTTGCGTATGATCGGAAACACGCCAATCATTTTCAATCGCATGGCAGAAAAAGCCAAGCGAGATTTATTAGTAGGGTCGGCTAGAAAAACCGCTGCTGAGAAAAAAGATATTAAGCACAATCCAGATGCGGAATTTCGTGCTTCTATCCACAAAATCGAGGGAGATACATTGCTAGGTTTCCCTGCATCTGGAGTTAAAGGTGCAATGGCAACTGCAGCATTGGAAACTGCAGGGGTCAATAAAACAAACGTCAATCGTTTGATCTTCCTACCACAACAAAAGGTATCAATTTGGGGTACACCAAAGTTATTCATGGATGTAGTTCGTTCTGCTGATATGAATAAAACTCCAGACATTCGCACAAGAGCGATTGT